GAGTGTGTCCGAGGCGATTGTGTAGTTCATGGTTAGTCTCCTTGACCCCATACAGTGATTCGATAACGATATGACAGGTAGTCAATATCGCCCATTTGGAAAGTGCCCGACTCTGCTGAAGTGACTCGCAAGGTGTTGCAAGCACCGCCCAAAGTTCGGTCTGACTCGATGGCCGCCTTGATTGAGTAGTTGCCCGAACCCGCTAGATACTTGTCTAGCTTGTCCTGTCCAGTACGCTCCGAAAAGCGTTGAACGATAACAAACACATCAAGATTTGACTGGTCGAGGCCGCGGGCGTTGTTCAGGTCGAAAGTAAAATCGAGTTGCCCGACAATGGCGCAAGGCGGGACGATAACATCGGGCACTTGGTCGTAGCACCGTAGCCCGTCAATATCGCTGAGGTTCTTTTTCAAGCCTTCTCTGATCTCGCTTGGAATCACGCTACTAAACCGTTCATCTTGCGGAATGGGCGAATTAAGGCCTCAACATCTGGGTCAAGTCGTGATGTCAAACGAACTGTGCCGAGTTCAGGGGTGCCCGCGATACCGAACGGAGATTGACGGCGAATAAAGAGGCGTGAAGCTTGAATCTTGGTTGCCATGGCGATTTCTGCTGGTATAGACGGCCAGCCCCAAACAGCTTGGACTCGAACCGACTGCGGATAAGCGTAAGGGAAAATGTAGCGGTCGATAGCGGTAATGCGAGTGTACGGCCAACCACGCCGTGCGTTATTGACTGGGTCAATTAAATAGTCGCTAGTTGCGAGAATAGTAGTGTAGGTTTGGTCAAAGTCGTCGTCTAGCGCGATTTGATTAAGAGAGACAAAATCATCTAAGTTGGTAATATACCAACTGTCGGGTGTGTAGTAGCGAGTCACAGGCGCAGCCGTAGTGCCGTCCCGATAAAAGAATCTACCAGTGTAATCATCAATCATGCGACTAGCGGTCAAAATCGCAGCTTCAAGCCCAGTGTCGTCCTGTATGTCCTCGATTGCGAGTGAGGTCTTCAGATCAGACAGCGTGCAATAGCAATTAATTAGAGCCACGTTGTGTCCTTTTCTCTAGCTGTCTTTGTTGAGCTGCCTGTCAATGTGGTGCCTCTCGTCAAGCCAGTAAGTCTTTTGGTGCGGCAAGATGGCCGCAGTGTTTGCGTAGATCGGAAAGCCTAGTTGTCTAATCCTGCGGCAAAAAAGCAGGTCTTCACTTATCCACTCGCCGTTGATGGGCCCGTCCCAAAACCAGCACCAGTCGGTCCCTTGATTTGGGTCTGCAGCTTCGCGCATTTTTTCAAGCACGCTGCGATGAATAAGCATGCACCCAGTGCCGCAAGCGTCAACCTCGAAGATCGAGTTGCGTTGGTAGTCGTTGATAGGTGCAAAGCCTTTGGGTGTGTCTTTGAATATTAGTGGCACGGGCACAGGGTAAAGGTTTTTATTGGCGTCCCAAGCCCCGAAGTACAGGCCCGCTATTACTGGTCGCTCTTTGTCGTGTGCAGTGTTGATGAGTTGGTCGAATGCTTGCAACGACAGTTGTTCGTCAGCGTCGATCAGCAAAAGCCAATCGGAGTTGGTGTCGTCGAGAAAAGACTTAACTACTCGGTTGCGTAGCTTGCTAAGCAGACCCGAGCCTTTGGTACGCACAAACGGACCAAGCCTAGAAGACCGCGATTGTGCGAGTTGAATCATGCGAAAGGCGAAATCGCCGTTCACCATGCCAGGGTCACAGACCCCGATAGATATTTTGTGGCTTGCTTTCATACTCTCCCCCTAAGAGGTGCAAGGCAAATGAGTCGGGGGAGTCCCACTTGCCTTGCACTTGTACTTTAGTGCCGAGCCTTCGATTTAGAAGGACGGTGCAGCTAGACCAGTTCCTGAGATGATGGAAGCGGCCAACGGATAACGCTCTGCGGTGAACGCTGCGTATCCATAGACTACGGTCTTGATGGTCAAGTTGCCTGGGGCAGTTGCATCAAAGCGTAGTGCGAACGGTGTGCCTGGTTGCTCCCATAGGTGCATTTCACGGCTGTCAACCAAGTAGATTTCGTCTTGGTTTGTGCCTGTGCCGTAGGTTGTGCCTACGCTTGCATCTGTGATGATTGGGAGTCCGAGCAACTGATAGCCTGAGTTTGCATACTGTGCAACTCCAGCGCCAGTTGATACAGCGTTCATTGGTGCGCCCGCTGCTGGTACAACAAGTGGACGATTTGAACCGTCAACGCCAGCTAGCAAGAATGCTAGGCGACGTGGGTGCATAATCCAGTGTGTTGGTGTTGTGAAGACGTTGCTTTGTACTTGCTGCAACGCATCAGCTAGCTTTGGGTAAAGGAGTGCAACAGTTGGTGCAGTTGATGTGAAAGTAACTGCGTTGCCACCTGAGTTGCGAATGCCTTTGATTGTTCCTGAAGAACCAGCACCGTTTAGGATTTGGCTGTCAAGAGTGGTGTGCCATGAACGAACAAGGTCTGCAACGACGAAGGTGTCGATACCAGTTCCACGCTCGATTGCCTGGCGGCTGAGGTCCTGTTGTCCAGCGATAGTACGCACGTCAACAGTTAACAGTGTATCATCAACGTCAGTCTCGCTGACAGCTGCATTTTCAGTCGCCTGAATCGCAGTTGATGAGCCCGTTGTCATACGGGATATTTCCAACTTCATGCCTGATGCAGGCAAGGTCATCTTGTTGGTTGCGAAATCTGCAGTCGGTCTGCCGCTTCGAGCTAAAGGTGCGGCTAGTTCGATGAGATATTGAGGGACCACTAAGCCTGCGAAAGCTGAAGTGCCGACATCGCGGCGCTCGATAGCTTCCTCTTTCATGTGGCGAGCAAGGCGCTCAGATGCTGCGAAATCGTTGCGTACTTGTGCATTGAATGCGTCGCGTACGAATGAGTTCTCAGAACCCTGTGCGTAGGTGCGTGCCTCTGACACGACCTTGATGCTTGTAGATGCTGGAGTTGCAACTGCTGCAACTGAAGCGCGGGCCTCTGAGGCCTTTGCATCAGCGTCGGCTTGTGCCTTCAGCTTTTCGATCTTTGTATCGAGTGAACGTGACTCTTCAACGAGAGCGTCAACCTTCTCGGTCTCCTCTGCAGTAAGGTCGGTGCGGTTCTCTTCAGCAACTGCTTCAAGAACTGCGTCCATTTCTGCCTTAACTGCATCACGGCGCTCGACTACTTTGTCAAGGTATGACATTGTATTCTGCTCCTTATGAGTTTGAAATCGAGGTGGTGGCGATTGAGCTCACGGCGCTTTTAGGGTGTGAGTCTCGCTCCGACTTCGGTATCTGCTAGCGATTTGCCAGCAGAATCTTATTTTGTGCTGTTGACTAGGGCTTTTGCAAGACGAAGTGAGATCGAGCGCGGTGTCGCGGCTTCGGTCTCCATGATGTCCTCGAGTTCGTCCTCGTCCTCATGGACTGCGGCCTCGTCTTCAACTGGCTCTTCTTGGGCACCCATCAGTGCGGCCATCATTTCGACAGCTTCCATGACGTACTCATGGCCTTCAGACATCTTCTCAAAGACGCTCTGCAAGACGACGAGTGATTCGCCTGAAATCTCGCGGCCTTCTTTGACGGCTTGAATCGCCCGAGCCAAATGCTCACGCGCCTCGACCGTTGTCGTTGGATAAGCTGGGTAGGTAACAACACTGACGTCTCCGTCAGCCAGTGACACTTCAGTCAGTGTGCGCTCGCTGCGGTCTTTGTTAAACTTCTGCCTTATCACGCGAAATGCAAAGCTCATCTGATCGACGTCGCCCCGCTCAATAAGTGTGTAGAGGTCTCGAGCCTCGCTTGTGTCAGGCAGTTCTGCGTCGAATCGCAAGCCGACCTCGTCCTCGGTTAAAGTAAGGGTGCCATTTTTGGTGCGTGCCAGCGGCAGACCTTCGTGGTTGATTAAAAGGCGCACGTCAGGAGTCTCGCTAAGCGTCTTGCGGAAAGCACCAGGCGCGATGTACTCGATGAACGGAAGCGGTACGCTGGCGTTATTAAAAACAGCAGCATAGCCCGACAGGCGCATTTTGCCGTCGTCCTCTGTTCGTGTCACCACGTTTCGTACTGTGTAGGTACGACGTTCGATCTTCTTCATCTTGCTCCTATCGTCCCCGACGGTTGTTCGTTGGCCAACTTCGCCCCCAGGCTCTATGCTTTCGGAGATCGAGGTGGCGACCATTTGGTCAATCGCGTCTTGTTTGTTGTTATGG